TCTTCTAAGTCTAGGTATGTATAGATATGATAGACACGGCGTAAACCATCTTCACTGTCTTGATACTTACGACCTTCAATTTTATTAGATGCTTTTTCGGAATGTGATTCTGTAGGTTCCATCGTTGCACGAATAAATGATATGTCACGATATAAGCCACGATCCATACGTTGTTTAAGTTCCCACTCTGTAATGTCTTGTACTTCTGTCACGCGTTGGGCGGTATAGAAGTTTGCTGACGCGAATGGCAATAGGATGTTGTCAATAGGAACAAACTCTGCGCACGGACGTTTTTTCTTTTCGTCGTACCACATCTTCATAAACTGTGAACCACCTAATGGTAATTGTGTAAGCAATTGTTCTGTTTCATCTTTGAACTCTTCAATTTGCTCTGTCAACTGCCAATTCATGTAGTCGCGTTTGCGTTCTGCTACGTCTTGTTTTTCAGGCGTAGATTCACCTAAGATTTTTGTTCTTGTTGGACCGTCAGGTGGAAACAACTCTTTGATAGCGGATGCCGCGAAGTCTACGCATGCTTCAGCCATAACAGGGTGAACTACTTTGGAAGCACCAAAGAACATTGCACCGCCTGGTGCGTCATCACCTAAACCTGTACGACGGATACCTTCTTCGTATTGTTTATCTCTTTTCTCGCGAGCTTCTTTATCTTTCTTAATAAGATCAAGGTAACGCATACTAATCTTTTCAAGATCATAAAGATTAACTGTCTCGGCTAAGTTAGAGTAAAAGTCTTCGTCTTCAGAAGGGCCTTTATACTCTTCTAAATTAACAATAGCTGAGCCATCTTCAAGCTCTTCTACATCGTTATCAAACTGCAAAAGATCAATTTCAGCACCGCCGTCAGGGGTCATTTGTGGTTGAGCCTGACTTGCGGGGTCAGGTACTCCTTGTACGTTTCGACCAAATTCAGGGTCAATAGGCATTTCAGGATTTAAAGCCATAATTAAAATTTCCTTTGCATTTTGTTTAATTTCGTGTTACAGTTATGTTTATGAATAATAGAAAACCTATCCCGCGTAGCGAATTGCAGTATCCTCATGTTGTTGAGAAGGCTGGTCACAGCCATTTCAAGATATTGGATACTTCTCACTATCGCCCTAAAGTAGTCGGTCTTTTTGACTCTAAGGCTGAGGCTATCGCACATGCCAAGGATCTTAATCACTTATATCTCCAGTCAACGGGTTGGTACGAGAGGGAGAAGAGGGCCTTGGGTAGCGTAAAGTCTCAAATTTCTTTAGTTCCTGTCTTAATTCTTTTGTTGCTTTTGGCACTTTTCGCGCGCCTTCTTTAGAGTAATCTGATCTAGGCATATAGAATCTGTCTTTTTGTAGGCTAGAGTGTCCTGCTCTAATATCCATGTCACTACCAAATAAGTCTTTAATCTTTGACTTGGCTATTTGTAGTTCACCACCAGGCTCTCCAAAAGGAGCTAATACCACACCACCTAGTCTTGGGTTATGTGAAACCACCATACTGTTACCAAATTCATTACCTAACTTAATTACATCTTCGTTAGTAATTTTTCCGTCTTTAGGTCTTACTAAGATAGCGGTAGCGTCATCTACTTTATTGGTTGCAAGTGGTAGGAATCTAATACCAGCCATGGACTCTTGATTAAGCGCCTTGCCTGCGGATGCAATATCGGATCTTAACTCTGTGGCTTTGGATATATCCTTAACATTAGGAATATCTATTGCCATCATAGGATTAGTTTCTAATTGACCAGCCTCATTAAAGTAAACGCCTTGTGCGGGTAACTTGCTTGTTATACGATCACCCATAATCTTTGTTGGTACACCACCGTATTGATTACTGATCAGTCTATTGGTTACATATTCTTGGAAGTCTATTGGTTTAAATTTAGCAAGGTCAGGTGCTACAGCCTCAACCGTTGTAGTAATTGGTGTAAATGATCTTTCAACAATAGGTGCTAATTTGTTTATGCCTTTCTCTGCGGTGCGAAGCACTTTAGGGGAGGCAACGGCAAGTAAGTTTTCTGCAAGAGGTCGTTTAGTTCCTGTGGTGACACCAAGATCTGCAAGCATGTCCATTAATCGCTCTGAGCCGAGTGGAGGACGATCAACGCCTGATCCTAAGAATGCAAGATCTGAAACAGATCCAACGCCTGTTGCTAGTGCATTCAATGCAATGTCGGGGATTGCTCTAGGTTCTGTGTATGTAGGCAGCTCTTCAACGGCTTGCTCTTTAAGCATCTTGCCTACAGTTTTAGCAATTGTAGGTGCAGCTTTTAAATAATCCTTAGCTGTTAATTCATCTTTATTAAATTCTTCTAATAACTCTGACTCAGGCCTTGTGGATCGTGGATAGTATTCTTCATACTCAATAGGAAATCCTTGCTTGTGTGGCTTACTGTCTTTAGGAAAGAATGATGGCTTCTTGCTAGATCCGCCTTCAGCAAAAAATTCAGGGAGTTCAATCATACGTCTTGTTTCTTTTTCGTATGTATCTTCAGGTCTTACTTTTGGCTTAGGGCCTAATAATTCTATCAAGCCTTGTTGATACTCTTCTTGTGATCTTCTTGGTAAACCTTCTCTTATATTTGTAGGGTTTAATGTTATTAATGTAGACTTGTCACCTAGTTTGTTTAATGCTCTGTTACGATGTCTGCCTTCATGTCCTGCAATTTTAAATGTACCACCTGACTCTTCAGCAAGATTTAAAAAAGGAACCCAATCAAATCCTGTGTCTCTTGCTATATTTCCTAAGTAATCAAAATAATTTTCGGGGTGCATTTTTATTAAATCCCAAGTAGGCGTACCATTTTCATCTATACCAGTTCTGACTGGATAGCCTCTCTCAGGTTGAATGATTGTTGGCACTTGTTTACCACCCTCAAACTTAATAGCTTCTATAGATTTTGCATAGTCTTCAGGCAATGGCTTTGCATACTTCTCAAAGTCACCAGGATGCATAACCATCAATGACTTTGCATTGTCTCCATCAAACGCTGACTTCAATGATTTAAGGCCATACTGTTTTTCAAGGTTAGGTACAAGGTCTGCTGCGCGCTCTACACGTTGTGCACCGTACTCGCCTTTAGCGTCCCTAACATAATCCTTTAATTCTGAGATCATTCCTTTGGTTGGCTTATAGTCTTTAGCTTGTTTTAAAGTTTCTTTTGCAACTTTCTCTCCAGCCTTTAACGCCTTGTCTAATGCTTTAATTGAACCACCACCTGCCTTACCTGCGTATGTCTTACCCATTAATACTAAGTCTCGTGCTTCTTCAGGAGATATGTTTAGGCGTCTTGCAGTTTCCATGATCTTGTCTGAGATCATCTCAAGCTTTGGCTTACCTATCGGTGTTGTCACTCCTGTCTGTGGTGAGAAGAGTCCCCATGTTCTTGCTTGTGCTGGCACTGACTCAATGCCGACCTCGCCTGCAATCTTCTTTCTCCACCATGGTGCTAACATAGACATTTCAGGTGTTGATACGGACGCACCAAAGTTTTTAGATGTGCGTGTGTCACCAAGTCCTACGGCGCGGCTCCAGTGTGCGTCACCTACTGGTACGTCTGTTTGGAATCCTGTCTCAGGCACACCTGATGCTTCGATGTACATCGGCACCTTAGGTGAGTCCATGCCTAGTTCGCCTGTCTCTAAGAACTTAGCCATCGGTGTTGAGTGTGCTGTCTTGTGGTACATGTGACCTGGCACATTAAGAATGTCTTGCGGGAAATCTATCTCACGGCGTTTAGCTGCGGGCATACCTGCAAACTCTTCAAACTCAGGGAAGCGTCCTTCTTTCTGTAGGAAGTATGCGGCAGTACCTCGAGGGATCTCTGTAGTTACTTCTGATCCTGGGGATGCCATGCCTAGTAATGTATTAAACTTTTTGTATTCTTTGACGGCCTTCTCTTCACCCATAAGCTGAACCATTTGCTTAAAGAGAGGGTCCATTGTGTACCAAGGGTCCATACCTTTGACTAGCTCAGGGTACTTCTCTGATTCGTATAAGGCGTCAAGTAAGCGTTGTTCATTCTTCTTGGTCATGACCTTCTCTGCTGCCTTTGATCCTTTTGGATTCTCTGCGGCGCCAGGAAGTTTGCCTTCTATATTTCCTTTGCGTCCCTTGCTCATCTCATAGAGGTCGTCACGGGTAACGCCAAACAATTGTTTCATGGCTGGTGATTCAGAAGCAACTCGGCTTGAGGCTTTCTCTGCAATGATACGCGGGTCATCATAGATGCCTGGGAATGCAACGCGCTCAGCCTCTTTAACGGTAGGCTTTACTTTTGCTTTGCGTGCAACCTTAGCTCCCTCTTCGGCAACTTTGAGTGCTATGTCAAGATTTTTTGCTGCGCCCATCTCGTTCCTTGATGCGTTTCATTACAGCTTTGCGTTCGCTTGGTGTGTAATCTAACCAACTTGCTATCTCGTCCTCTGTTCGTTTGCATGTCTTGCATATTTGTTTCTTAATGTCTAAGTCACATATGTTCTTACACGGCGTAAGGATTGACTCTCTCTTTGTATTCATAAGCGTCTGCATAGTCCTCTGATGGATCGTAAGGTCTTGGGTCAATCTCTAACATGCCTGCGTCTCTTAGATACCGAAGCGCCTGCGTACACGCGTCCACATAGTCGTCATGAGTAGCTTCAGGAAATGAACAGATCTGTGATACGAAGCCTTCAGCCCAATCACGCACATATCCTCGACGTACTGACGATTCGGGAATCCACACTCTTCCATGAGCGATAATGTTTGCGACAATGGAAAGTCGTTGCACTTTGTCGGCTCGACCAGGATTGTAAGCTCGCACAGGTAAATGTGCCCGTTGCATATCTTGTATGAGACTGATTCCACTCGCCTTATCTTCGACAAGTATGAGATCAACTCGCTTACCTTTGACAAACTCTCCTGTGTCGGACTCGCTATCCGCACCATAACTAACTTCATACTCTTCCTGCACTTTCTTTCTTAGGTCAGGATACTGCATGCGTTCTTGCCATGCATCTATCAACATGACCGCCATGGGCCCGTCCGTTGGTTTAAATACACCGAAGACTAAGCACGCCGTTGGGTCATTGATAGTCTTCTCTGTGTATGCGCAATCGTAACTCTGTATGATGTATTCAAACTTAGGGAATGGTTTCTTCGCGTCCCATAGTTTAAACATATCTCTCTTAACAATGCCACCCTCTTCAGGGTCAATCAGTTCGGCATAGATCTCTTGGCGTCCAAGTGTCGTTCCTTCGTACTGCAAGATCTGTTGTTGAAAGCTTGGTGCTAAGTTGTCTATGTTCGCGTACGTTGACGCGGTTGTCATAACGACTTCACCACTACCGTCATCAGATCGTCCTACTAAGTCAACGATTAAGTCTTTAGGACGTGGTGTCGTTGATGCAATGATCCTTGTCTCTTTACCTAACCGCACTGAGAACTGAATCATGTCCCATGCTTCTTGTAAGTAATCCCATGCGCCTAACTCATCTAGCCACGCGCCGTGATACTGTCCACCGCGGAAGCGATCAGGTTCTGACGCCGATATGCCTTTGATCAATGATCCGTTCGTTATCTTGATCTCGAGCAATGACTTGTTATAGTCTGCAATGAGGATCTCAGGTATCACGTTAAGCAATCCTGACTCACCTTCAATACATGTACCGCGTACATCCATGGCTGTCGGCGCGGCTACTAACCATCGTGTGTTGGGCTGTTCCCAAGCCCACCATCCTATCTGCTCAGCAGACGTTCTAGTCTTCCCCGCGCCTCGACCACCTAATAGTAACCATATCGCCCAATCACCGTGCGGAAGTATTTGGTGATCATGCGCTTGCGTTAACCACTTCATGCGCCACGCTATCGCTATCTGTTTAGCAATGGGTAGCGATTTAAACTGTGCTTCTACTTCTTTGTCTTTAAGTAACTCAACTACGTCAGTCATTGTCGACTCGTTGCACGGCGCCCGTCGATTTATTCAGTTCGTATTCAGCCAATGCTTTATAAACTTCTTCGTTCTCTAGCATGAGATCCACAAGCTCTTCATGCGTCAATGGCTTTTGTGGCTTTTGTTTATTTTCCGTCATCGAAGTGATCTGCAACGATGAAGTAAATAAAGCCTGCGAGGATTAATCCACCTAGTAAGTAAAAGCCGTTTATAAGTTCGGTCATTTGGCCTGTCTCTTTAGTTCGAGGTTTTTAATCATTTCGTCAAAGATGTTGACATTGATGTTGATCGCGTCTGATTCGTTGTCACCAACGTGTGCGATCCTGTCTGAATACTTTTTAGGTTTGAGCTTCGCGGCCACCCACTTCCTTGCGTCCACTCTATTCTTTTGCCATTGAACGTAAGCTGAGTCATAACGAGTCTTGCCCTTGTCATCAACGATCTGTTGTGGTAGCTCATCACTGATTGCGTGAATTTCGTCGGCTAATGTGTCGGCTTGGTCTTCCCTCGCGCGCGCATATATCTCCGCGAACTCTTTGTGGCGTAGCAACCACTCGTACACCGCAGTCTTCTTCGGCATCTTCGCATCGCTACAAATCTTTACTAAACTCTCACCGTCAGCAATCCTATCGCATATCTCCAAAGCAATCTCAAGACTATAGAGCGTAGGTCTTCCACCCTTGTTACCTACAGTCGAGTCCTTGTTAGATTGTTTACCTGACGCACGAGTCTCTACATCCTTACCTTCGTAAGATGATACGACTCTCTTCTTTGTGATAGCTGTCTCTGACATAATGCAATAGAATGTAAACGGACATATGGGATAAGTCAAACAATAAGTAGGTACAAATTGTTTTTAGTTTGTATTTTCTTTTCGGGGAAATTTTATTCAAGTGCATTGCAAATGGTATGCAAATGCATTGCAAAAGCTATTCAAACAAGATGCTAACCATAAAACAATAAACACAAATCACAAAACAAATATATTACGATCTTTTTTTTGTTTTTATAAGGCTAACAGAATTAACCAAAAAAGGTAAACTTTTTTATTGCATTCAATTGCTTATGTGTGATTCTGCCTTGATAGATCATGTAATCATAGATCCCCTTGGCTAGTTTAAATGATCCATAATTTTTTAGCAGCCAGTGGTACTCGTTAGGGTAGGCCGACCTAAAACAGTCGTTAATGTATCGCTTGGTCATTAACTTGCCAAGCTTTAACCTGGCAAGGTCATCCGTAACATCAAAAGGGTAGTAACGATTAGTATTTTCCATCGTGCCAATCCTCAGGAGCTATTGAGTTCCATACTTGAAAGTTAGGATCTATCTGCTCTTGTAGTTCTAAAAGCGTTTTCCTTGATTTTGAGCCACTTTCCCATGCTCTATGATCATCTGAG